TTCGGAATGTTTTCTTCCTCTAAATATTGGTCCCCCTTCTCCTCCTACAGCTAAGTTATAATTATCATTTTGTTTTATGAAGTCCTCAGTAACTAATTCTTTTTCTTTTAGGTTCATCTCGTTTTCATTATCAAAAATAAAAAGTATTTCTTTTTTGAAATTTTCCTTTCCATATTTTTTTATATCTTTTTCTAAAAGAAGTCCTGAACCAAAATAATCATCATCAACATTTTCTGTTTGATGTTTTCCAATGTAAATCTTTTTATTCAAAGTATTAGTTGTTTGATAAATTGTATATTTCATATATATAAATATATCAAATATCACCTAACGAACTACCACTGCTCCACCCCACAATATATTATTATTTTAAAGAACTTTAGATAAATATACCACGAAATACAAAAGTTTTTTCAAACTCACACTTTCGGGATTTGTTTTACAAAGATATAAATAACTTTTCATTTAATCAAACACTTTGTAAAACTTTTTTTTGTATTAAGCAACATTTGTTGTGGTATTACCTTGTTGATTATTCATTGTAAAGTTCGCCTTTGGAACACTTGTACCACCACGACTAGTGGCACAATATTCTGATGCTAACCTTTTAACAAAATCTAAATTAAATAATGGTATAGGTTTAACTTCTTTTTCTATGCTGTTTGGTGGGTTAGTTCCTTTCATAATGAGTTCTGAACTACCACATTTAAATTCTAAATATCTAGTAACACCGCTAAGTGCCTTTCTAACAGGATTAGCTAACAGAACTTTAACAATATCCCCTTCTTTACGAGGATAATTAATTTTAAATTCTGAAGAAAATATTTTTGGACCATTGGTAAATAAATCTGAACTATATGGTTTTTTTTCCCTCTTATCTAGATAAAGAACAACTGTTTGACCATTAATTGGTGTTAGGGATGTTTCTCTTCGTTCAGAAATTACATTCTTTTTTGCCGAGTGCATTTCAAGAATTCTATTTTTCTCATCTTGAGAAATGTTGTTAAATAAATTTTTCATATTGTTTGTTTTTCTATATAAATACAATCATTTATTTAATTATCCGACAATAACCCCCGAATATATTTTTTACCTTCCATTATTATTTTTCATAGTATTTATAGTTATGAGAATAAATATAGGCGATAATACCTTTAAAATTAAATTAGCGGTTTCTGAAAAAGAAAGAGCTCACGGTATGATGAAAAAAAGGTTTGATGATACGTTTGACGGAATGTTATTCTTGGAGAAACCAGGTATCAAGGTCCATTTGATTGGGATTACAATCCTTATTTGATTTCATCAGCAGGTGCGGTAGGTCCTATGCAAGTAATGGTTAGAACTGCAGAGTACATCAATAAAAAAGATGTGACTAAATCTAATTTGAAGAATAACTTGGAATTGAATATTTCAACAAGTATGAAATTTTTGAATAAATTATTTAATCAGTATGAAGACTGGGGAATATCCTGTGGTTATTACAACACAGGATATCCTAAGGTAAATGATTATGATTTATTCTGTGTAACAAATAAAAATTACACTAAGAATTGGGAATCTTATTAATTAAAGAATTTTTTTCTGATTTCGAAATTAACATCAACCTTATTTAACTTATCATTCAACCAATCTAACATATTAGATTCACTACTGAAAAGTTCTTGAGGGTCTTCGTTATCTCTTAAAGGTAATTCCACAACTTTTTTAGCACCGCTTAGATAATGAGCTCCACTGTTTTTAGGTCCGTATTTAATCACTCCGTTGTCACCAACTAAAATTAAGTCGTGTACTATATCGTCACAGTCAATACCATTACCATCCACAATTATATATTCTAAATCTTGGAAGGGACTATATGACCTGTACCCGTCAATATGTGGTAACATTTCTTTCTCACCCTCCGATTCTAACAAACCAAAATGCTCAGGTTGTTCTAAGTCAGGTTGTAGTCTATAGTTTGTAGTTAATTCTTCTCCTTTCTTAATTGGTTGAGAAGCTACCAAAAATCTTTGTTTGTTCTTTAAAATATTATGACAGTTAGGTTCATCACTATGATTGTGCATTTTACCTAATTCTGTAAAATCATAACTAACTCCAGGTTTGTTTATAGTATGTAAAAGTCCAATTGTTTCATTCTCCTCCAAATCATTTTTCGCAAATGAACCTTTTCCTTGGATATCACTTTTATCTACGTAATATTTTTTAACATCAACGTTTTCAGTAATATTGTTTGATTCATTATTAATTTTGCCTTTCAATTGTTTAACAAATTCATTTTGAATCATTTTAGTAAATTTAACATAAGGTGCATCATCCGATTCAGGATTATATTTGTATTTTCCTTGAGGTGGTCTATTGAACCTTCCAAGATAATTTAAACCTGAGATATTAGTAATACACTTGTGTCCACCACTATTCGCTTGAATCAAATCCCAAGTTGAAACACCGATACTATCTAACAACGACATTTCGTCTTCAGTTAAATCCGTAAAAGGTTTGTTCATTAATTCTCTAACTCTCATTAGATAATCAGCCCCACCATCTACAGATTTAAATTTATCACCGTATAATGCAGTGAAGTCTTTAAACGTGAATCCTACTGATTCAGGTCCAAATCCTTTAGAAGATTCCGAAATCCACTTAATAGTTGATAACGAAACTCTCTTTTCTTTAAGTTGTGATTCCCATTTAGATAAAACATCTTGTGCAATCTCACCAAGATTTACTCCTTTTAATTCTCTTTCTTTTTTAAATGGATTACAAGAGGCTTGAACCAATCCTAATGGCCAAGCAATAACCAAGAAATCCGCTTCAGGATTATTTTTAAATGGAGTATATCTATCATATGAACCAGGTTTCATCATTGAGCCCCCACCGTATTGAACAATTATGTTATCACTAATTTTAACATTTGGATTTGTTTTCATTTGTTGAACATAATCCTCTTTGTTTTTTTCAAGCGCGAATTCATTTGGGAATCCTTTCGCCTTCATAATTGTTTTAATCTCATTGAAAATACTCATTAAGGATGGTTGACAATTCATAACCAACTGTTCTAAAAACCCTGGTTTGTTTTTAAAAGCCAATAAAAGTTTATTAGTTAATAAACCAATAACCGTTTTGTTTTTTTGTAAACCCGAATCTTTATCAAATCTGTAGATATAGTTCATCACCATTTCAGGAGTGATTTCATTTTTCGCATAATCAGCACTATCAACCATTGATATTAAACGAATATCATTGTTGGGGAATAGTTCTTTTGGTGAAACACTTTGAGATATAGTTTCCACATTTGAACGAGACTGTTTAAATGAAGTTGACTTAGTATCTTCAGCACCAGCTTGTCTATCGTGGTGGTCCGTATGAATCACAAACATTGGTTTACCGTGAGCAAAGTCAACTAAAACCGGCATTGTATCACCTTGAGCATCATTCTTTTTAACCGCAAATTCTTTATCACCATATTGGATAACGTGAGAACCAACTACTTTGATACCGTTATCCTCAAGGTATTTTTTCATCGCAATAGCGGTTGTAACACCATCCAAATCTTGATGAAAATATATTTCAGCCTTTGGATATCTTTTTGATAACGCATTGATATTACGTAAACCACTTTCTTTTATTAGTTTTCTCATTACTTAAATAACTTACTTATTGTAGAAATCGTCTTATCGATAATATCTTGGTCTAACCCTAATTCGTGTAACGCATCATAAGTATTTGGACCAGGAATACCATCAGAGTCGATTTTTTCCATAGTTTGAAATTGTTTAAGAGCGTTAATTGTTTTTTCATCCCATTTAGAACCCGTCGGTATTTGTAACACTTTACCATTAACCATAACTTTTTTCATCTTAAAGTAATCATTAAGAGCATTTTGTAATTCAAAAACTTCTTGACCATCTAGTTGTAGTTGTTCGTTAATCAAACCGTATCTTGAACGGATATCATTTTTTTCTTGTTCTGAAATTATTAATCTTTTTCCCATATTATTTGTTTTAGTTATAAATATCTAATAAATAAAAAAAGAGGTTATTCCACCTCTTTCATTTC